CTTTGAGCTACTGTCATGTTGGCTGCTTTCTGTGCAGGCACACACTTTGGGTACGCTCTCTTAGAATCCTTAGTTGATTTTCGGCCACACTTCTCAAACCCACCGCCTGATTTAGGAGCGCCAATGTCTACCCAGTTCTCCTTATCAAACCATTTACGCAGGCTCATTTGATCATCCTGTATCTCTTAGCTACAAAGCCACCGCCATTCATCTTCTTTGGACCCCAATCTTTTTTCTTAGTACCAGAGGGATCTTGAATTTGACCAGCGCATATCTTGCTGGCATAAGCATTTGCATAGGCTGACGGATAAACGTCAAACTTCTTCTTAGCTGCGCTTTTGCCACGCGCACATAGCTTGGTCATAACCCTACCTCTACTGTGATGTCTCCGCTTGCGGTGACTTGTACTGTGCCTAAGCCTGATGTGGCTAGTAGCGTTGGAGCGGGATAAGATATTGTCTTAAAAGAATCCTCAGAGAACACCTGAAGCTTTTGCAACGTGGTGTTCCAGATGACATCGCCATCTCTAAACTTTAGTGTATCAATAGTTGGCTGATTAAACTGTGGAGTATTATCAATGTCCACGGCGTTCAGGTTAAGCTCAAGCACCCTAATGGTGCGGTTGAATAGGTCAGAGGTTATATTCCCCTCTTCAGATATAGGCAACTGTGTTTGCAGTATCTTTCCCATTATCTTTTTCCGTTAGGCTGCATATCTAACCTTGTTTTACCAAGCCTAAATCCTACTCCAGCAGCGCCAGACTGAAACCTTAAAGCAGCCTGCCGACCTCTAGCTCTCATGCTTATCTTAGACGTAGTTCCAGTAAAGGAAGTTGTTTGTTCTGTGCCTAAAGAATCGCCAGGGTAGTCTCTTACTTTTAAGACAGCATCTATGGCCTGATTGCTACCACCTGTTCCGTTGAAAGTAATATCTGGAATCATTCTTTTAATAAACTGAAACTCTTCTCCATCACCTATGTCAAAATCTCCTGACTGAATATAGACAGATTCCATTGCAGAACCATCATCGTCATTGCCTAGCTCATGGCTATAAAGATAAGCCAAAGAAGAGTCTTTACCTGCCGCGATAGGGTTGATAGAGATGCCTTCATCTAGCCATGCAGTTCTAGACATCTGCCCTATGGCCCATGTACCTTCTGCATAGTTGTATGTAACGTAGCGATCAATCACTATAGATGATGCAGAACAATAGAACCATCCAACCTCGTTGAACTCTTTGTTTACAAAGCCAAAGAATTGATATGACTGTGACTGATTAAAATCATCGTACACATACGACTGAACTGTACATTTTATATCTTTGACTGTGCCTGTGTACCCATAGAATCCTTTTCGATCCATCCAGAATATTCCAGCAGGGGTGTTAACAGCGCAGTTGGGGCCAATCAAGGTGACCCCTTCGTTGATTAAATTCAAACCGAAAGTTAAAGGAGTGCCAATAAACTGCAAGCTATATAACGCTACGTCAGTCCATATTAAAGTTTCTTGCCTTGCTCTTAATCCACCAACTATCTCAGAGCCAGCAGAGCACCTAAGATCTCCTGCCGTATTGGTTGACCTAGGCTCCCACTCAGCAGCGTTCTCTTGGTCAGAGAAAGCAATCAACAAAGGATCTACGGCCCCAGTTCTAGCACCATTAACAATAGGATCTGCGCCAAGAACAAGAACGTGCCTGTCTACGTCTGAGACAATTACTTGCAGCCCCCTAGTCGGAGCTAAGTTAGCCCCAGAGCGGCTGCTTAAAGGAACAGCCCTAGCGCCAAAGCCGCCGGTATTATCCCAATAGTAAATATTTCCAGCCCTTGGATTTGCAATTAAATCTTCCCCAAAGTTATCCATAGACCAAAGCCTAAGCTGGTTATTAGCAGCCAAGGAAGATGTTGATCCCCACGTTGAGCTACCCCAAGCATCTGCGCTCCATCCAGTGCTGCCAACGAATACATCAAGACCTCCAGAGATTTCGTATGCACCTACAGTTGATCCTCCGCCATTGCTGGTGTCACTACTGCTTGCGGATACAGAAGTCCCGTTAGCTGCAGTGGCTAATATTGTGTAAGAGTTTGCGTTAACAACAGAATTTATTTGATAATTATGATTAAGAACAGCGGCAGTAATAAGATCACCTAGACTAGCTGCTCCAGAGAATGTTACAAAATCGTTTGCGGCAGCGCCGTGAGAGGCATCAGTTATTGTAATAGTATTAGAACCATTAGATGCTGCAAAGGTAACATCGCCTGCTGATGTTGTAGCTCTTAACGGAGTAACGTCATTGTAGTTTGCGCCTTCTTGGAGGTATAACTTAAACCTAGTGCCAAGGCCCAGCAGCTTTGTGCCTGCTAGATTAACCCAGTTGTGCAACTTTCTGCCGGTCCCCTCGTAAGATACTAGATTATACTTCTCCCATCCCCCTATCTTTTCAGCATAGCCTTTCTTAAACCTGACTAGGTTTCCATCAAACCATCCGCCTTCAGCAGTGTAGCTTGTGCTTTCTTTGTTTATACCCGGATTAAAATTTAACGGCTGTAATGGCATTTTATTTACCTGAGAGCCTTGCGACTCTTGTACTTAATCTTTCGGCTCTTCCTGGCGTTTGACCAGCCCACTTACTGTCCATCATCTCCACTGCTGCTAGAGTAAAGTTCTTATCCTCAATAGCAGCTTTAAAGTTTTTAAAGTTACTCAACCCGCGCTGACCTAATTGAAAGCACATGTTAACTAGAACGTGTTGCATCTCTTGAGGCAGGTCTTCCCAGTTATTATAAATGTTCATGCAACCGTTTATAGCCATTTGAACGTCTTCTTGAAACAAGATATAGCATCGGTCTTCCGTGATGTACTGATCATCAGGGACTGTCTCCCAGTTAATGCCAAATATCTTTAGGTTTTTCTCTGGGTCGGTATCCAGTATTTTGTGACCGATTCCGATTGTTGCGTGTAGTTCACTACAAAGATAAGAGTGAAGGACTTTGCCTTCATCAGATGAGATTTCTTCATACAGATCTTTAACGTCTACGGTCATGTTATTTCTCGCCATTATTTTTAGCGTTCGTGTACGCTTGGCTTCCAAACCAAACAGAGATAAGACCACCCACGCTTACAAAGTAGATTGAACTCATGGCCCCTAGAACGTCAGCAGACTTATCCAATCCTAGTAAGTCACTCAACACAACCAGGGATGGGTAAAGCAACATCCCAGACAGGGCAAACCAGCACATGTTTTTCTGAGCATCTGCCTTCTCATGGAGAACTTCTAGCTGCTGCAGTCTTTCTGAAGAAGCTATCTCATCATCGCTAACAACTCCATCGCCATCAGTATCGTATTTAGCGTATTCGGAATTAGGTTCTAACTTTTTTGGGCTCATGATTTTTTCTTTGGCTTTTTTGTTTTGACATAGTTAATTACGAAGTGATCCTTTATTAGACTCTTAGGATTACCGATCCTAATAAGATCGTTATGTCGCCGCATGAGAGGGGGTACTAAAGGAACTATATCTTTGCCATGCCTGTACTGCGTTACAGAGATACCATCTAAGATCTTTAATCGGCCACACCTAGGTGCGCCAAAGGTGACTATCTCCGTAGGGGGAATCTCATCCCTGGTCATCAAAGCTCCTAGGATAAGAGCTACAGCACCACCAAGACTATGGCCCGTCAAGATAATATCTTTATGGTCAATGTCTTTTTCTAAGCACACGCTGGTTACTTTATTGACCAACCTCCTGCTTGCTTTCAAGAATCCTGCTGGACACCACCCTAGCTCCCTCGTCCATAGAGGCAGGATACGCATGTCTCTTAACGCATCCTTTGGCTCGTCAGTTCCTCGAAAAGCAAAGACGTTATCTCTTACAAGAACCTCAATGTTTGCTTCTTCAAACGTAGCTTTACGGTAGCTCTCAGCGCAGATGCTAGATAACTGTTGATGGCTAGTCATCTTGTATGGCTCTTTCTTCTGGATCTCTTTCGCAATCTACATGGTCTGAGCTACGCTTTATCTTAAAAGCACCATTTAAAAAAGGAACTGTGCTGGGAACTTCAAAGCTATATTCTCTAGTACCACAGGTCTGAATAGAAGAGCATCCAGACAAAGCAAAAATTCCAATTAAAAATAAGTGTTTCATAAAAACTCCTTGTGGTGCGGCCTTCGACGCACCCGGCCGCGAGGCGGGTCGGCTTGGATTAGCCTGCGTCATTTAAAATTTCAACACATATTACTCAAATAAGAAAGTATCTTCGCCCCACCCTTTATTTTTCTATATTATTAATTACTGATAACACATGGGCTAAATTTAATGCGGCTTGCGTAAATCGTAAAGCATCTGCCGATTCAATGTCCTTCGTGATTTTACTCGATAACACTTCTATTGCAGCTTCTGTTACTTTTTTCATTAGGTTCTACCTCTAACGTGCTGGCTTTTAATGGGGGCCAACTTACCCTTATGTGTATAAAGTTTTTTTCCTACGGTCGCTCATAACGCAACCGGAGCCTTTGTGATTTCTACGGTTTCTAGCTACAGTGCCGCCAGATTTATAACCCTTCGGGGGAGGCAGTCGATCACGGTACTTCGGGTTTCTGCTGGTTTTCGATTTTCGCTCCGCTATCATTTGGGCTACCGCATCATCAGTTTGATTCTTCCGCTTGAGCCATTCGTCATCCAATCGCTGCTGTTTAACCTTTTTACGCTCTCTTTCAATATCTTCTGGGGAAAGTTTTGGTTTGCGTTCCTCCTTGCGGCTTCCGGCAGACTCCGCGCCGGCTAGTGGCGCACCCGGCTGGCTAATCGAATCGGTCACCTCTTGTACAAATTCTACAACTTCTTCCCCATACTTTTCGACAGCCTTCTTGAAACCCTGAGAGCGAATTAAAGCACTGACTGTTCTATATGCACCCGCTCCTAAGTTTGCTGCTGCGCCTAATAACTGTACTGCCATGATAATTTATCCTATGACTATTTAAATAGTTCTGTATCTTTGGCAACCATCTTTGGCAAACAATAAGCAGATATGTTTTCTTGCCATATATAAGACTGCTTGTTTGGCCCCGATTCACCACGCTCTATAGCTCTGGCAAACTGATTGCATCTGTACACATTCTCAAACAACATATCGTCAGTGCTTACTGTTTCCCCGTCAACAATAACAACCAGTAGGAATACCATAATCATGGTTGCTTGTACATCCAGATCGCCGCAAACAAAAAAATCATGAAGAAACACCAAGCAAAAATAACAGTGCCTATTAGCTTCATTGTTTTTTTAAACTCAAGCCTACGTTTTTTGATAATCCGTAGCTCTTTTTCGTGAGCGTACCTGCTTTCCTCCATGCGTTTTTTGATGCTTGTGTAGAGGTCGAACTGTCCTTGCATCATGCATATATCTTTAAGCTGTTGATCAAAGTTAGCTAACTGTCTTTTTGCTGACTCCATTTTCAGAGCTTCTTTGTAGCTCATGGCCCCGGCTTTAGCTTTTTCTACAGAGTTATATTTCTCGTCTGCCTCTGCCCAACTTCCTAATATAGTATCTAGATTACCCTTGCCTTCTTTGACAGTAGCTATGCCATCGTTAAGTGCCTTTAGCGCAGACAGAACGGCGACTACTTCCCCTATCATTAGAGGTATCTAGCTAAGAATACAGATGCCAAGATGAATGGATACACGCCCCATATAGATATCTCCATTCGATCCATGCGCTGAGAGCCTCGTTCTAGCCTAGTCTCTATGTGATCCCAGCGTATCTTGCACTCTCTTTCATGTGCGCGGATCTCCGCTAATGCTTCTGAATCCTTCATAAGCTACCGCTACTAGCGGCCTACTATCCAGAAAATTTCTATTGAAAAAGCGTACCCAGTTTTATCTATTGTAAATCCATCAGCATCAAATGATTTTAACGTGCCTTCTATAACTGCGCCTGCTGCATTCCTGCCTGTATATAATTTAGTATTCTCTTCATATGTGTAGAAGCCAGTTCCGCTTCCAGAACCATGTACGGTTTTCCCGTGCGCTCTAGTTCTTGCAGCGTTTTTAAAACCTCTGGATGTTATGACTTGATCCCCGCCATAATCAATCAGCCCTGTAATTAAAATCCAAGTTGGTTTAAAACCCACGCCAGTGACTGCAATGTCCCCGTCCTGTGCGGAGAAGACTTCACTTCCACA